ATATGAAGTTCATTAGACAAAGCAACAACACCACCAGGTGGTAGTTGAGGAGTGTACAAAGTCACATCATAGTAGGCCCATACCTTGGACCATGCAACCGCGGTACCATCTGTTGTTGTTATAAACAGATTACCAGCATCGTAAGTTTTAATATCGGTATTTGTAACCGACCCATACCTCAAAAACAACTCTTTACCCAAGGGGTGTAAACGAGAGTGAGGCAACTTACAGCAAATGTCTTTCCATGGAACATCCTCTACGATATCCTTGTAGGAGGAGGCACTAAATTCATCAGTCGGAGAACTATCCGACGCATCATAATCAGGTATGATAGCCAACGAACCAGGTACATTAGACCCGGTACGCGTAAAAGAATGAATTTCAATTTTGTTCCATTTATAGGTTTCCCAGCCAACAGCTTGAGTCGGTAGCCAACGTAAAAACGTGGTCATACCGGGGTTCAGCGGGAAGGTATTAGACACAGTATAACCTGTGCTGCCGATAATATTCGCGATAAGTTCCTTATGAACTATACGAACGAAATTAGGGCCACGAGTGATTTTGGGCTCACTTTGTGAAATACCAGTTGAATAAGCGCTAGCGACAGAGCGCTGCTTTTGCTGATGCATTTGCTTATTCATACTACCATTATTATTATTATTGGACTGTTTTCGTCCATTATTATTATTACCACCGTTTGTTTGAGACTTAGTGGTCTGTCTTTGTTTTTGGGACTTGTTTTGTCCAGAAGCGTTGGTGCTTGCTTTCCCCCTTTGAGAATTCATCGGGTCCCCATCTCATGTATAGATTAAGAAGCTATACGGGCGACTATGCTCAGAGACTTAGTTAATTGGTGTGTAAGGACTAATAAAGAAACAGTAATGAAATATGATTCTTAAGCCTTTAATAACTCCCTATAGGAAGACACATTACAATAGCCCTATAAGAGATTGATTGGCTCGCGCAGCGAGGATCTCCCCTATATAACCTTAAATTGTAACTAACCTAGCGTATTCACCGCTATTCATAACCCAACCGTGTAGTCTGTAGACCATCCGTATGAAGGCATTTCCCCCATACTTGGCTCTCTCCTTAACGAGAATTTGGTTGTTTATAAGCTCTGACCGACCCCTCACTACTATGTGAGGTGTTCTATACTTTAATTGTAAGTATAAACTTTTGATGTTACATCTTTCCCATCATACAAACGTCATCCGAATCGATATCGGACGTATCTATCAACCACCCTCTCAAGGGATGGATAAAGAGGATTAAAAATAATTTTAATCACTTAAGCTTCTGCTCTCTTTTTATGAGGACGTCTATACTACATATGGCTAACCCACGTTATTCTTTTATTGAATTACACATACTCAATAGTATGTCACTTAAATTCGTTAGTGTCTAGAGATCTCTAGAGTATAATCTGTAATAACGCAGTCCACAGTTTGGCTGTAAATCATCCAGGTTCCCCCGTCTACTTTTAGATCGGTCATAGCCTGTGAGATATTGAATTCCCAAAAGTGAGGCAATTTAACACGTATAATCATCCATTGATTGAAATACGAACTGCTCCACTTCCTTTACCTTAGTATAACCTGACCTATCGCTTCTTAGCTTATAGGTTTTAATATCTTGATAAAAATGAACATTATCAACAGGTAACATTGGCTGGATCTTGTAATTCCCGTGTGTTTTAAATAATCTAACATCACGATTTTTAGGAATTAAAGAAATCTCCTCCTTCGTAAAAACTCCAGGGAGTGTTTTACTTGAAAAGCGAGAGAGACCGATAAATTGAAACTTATGAACGTTCTTTTCTATCGAGCCAGTATAAGGCAAATACCAGTTAGGACTGTGAGATTCCATGGGGATATCTTCACAATCAGGTAACATAGGACAGTCTAATAACTGCGCTTTGAGGTAGTAATGTTTTTTGATATCATTACCCCATGTTACTACATCTGGGTCAACTTCCATACCAATAGGTTTAAATGGAGGTTTTTCTAAGTTGTCTTTATACCATGCATCACGAAGAGTGTGTGCTAAAACACGCTGAGTATCACTTAATGTAATATAATGACCTTTTTTCAAAGGAGAATATTGTGATCTAAACTCAACGCCAGCCGGTAACTTCATACCTAGCCCACCAAGGGTTCGAGGTACATACCAATTAAGCTGGGTGCCATCATATAGTTGACTGGCACTTATTAACTCTTCCCGATTATATTCACAAAATCGGAGATTGGCACTTATAGGATTAAGTGCACCATGCATAGCATTTTGATGTAAACAGTGTATCGGTTTATGTCTACCTTCCTCAACACGAGCGACTTTGCTCTGACCTATTATCATTCCTACATTATAAAATGGAACATATTCGGTCTTATATCCTTTACGGTAAAATAAAGCACTATTAACAGTGCCGAACTTTTTATGAAAGAAGTTCTTACCAGGCGAGGGGGTTAACCCAGCCTCATGTAAAGTGTTGAGCCAATTCTGATAACCATAGTTATCCGTATTGAACATGATGTCGTCACCATTGACTAAGACACCTAGTTTCTTAAAATCAGTAACCCAAGGGCATACACTGATCCAATACGTTATCAAATTAATGATACAAAGAATTGGGAAGGAGAGAACAGAACCCATTAATTGGCCATTCTGTTGCTCAACCGGTTCAAGTCCGGAATCGAGAGAGTAATGAATTTTGTGTTCATACAATACTCTTCGTAGTATATCTGCATGACGGTTTGTCATACCATGTCTACTGACCATGGTATTAAGAATTGCTTCAAACGTCAATTTTGTCAACTCGATCTTAATATTATCGGTTGCAGCGGAAAAGTCACCACTAGCTATAAGATCATATTTTCTACGGGAACCTAAAAGTTCATGAACCGTAAATTGATCAAGTGACTTGCCAATTAAAGAAAATTGGCTATACTTTTTTAGAGAACTATGCATATATTTTTGCATGCCTTTGGCTAACGTGTATGGTAACGCGTTTCCGGCAGTGATGTTACGAATCTTCATAGGTTCGCAAATGGAATAAACTTTGGCTTCACACACTTCATTCTTTGAGTCTTTCATTAAACTCGAATGGTCCTGTGTAATATAACCACGTCTCTCAGAGACTCCCTTTTTTGGGCAATAATCCATTTTTAACAATTCATCATCACTAGTATCTCCATCCTGG